AGAACCGTAAAGCGTCCCTCCGAAGTGGAAGTGCGCGTTGTTCGGATGCTGCAGCTTCACCACAGCGTCCATAGTATTCGTCTGGGCGTTGATCGTCGGTGCGAAGGTAATGTGCTTGGTCGCGGTGCTGCTGGTCGCGGTCGGCCCCACCGTAATCATGTTCGCGGTCGTTCCCGCGACCATGCAGGATGCGCTCCTGCATTTAGTCTGCCAAACGAACGTCGACCAGGCTTCGATTGCGGCCTGAACATCGGCCCCGTCAATCGCGCCGAACATATACGCAGTTACGTCCTGCTGCGTGCTCAGCCGAAACCCCCGCCCGTCAGCGGCAATGAAGCTCGTCAGCGGGTTAGAGGTTACATAGGCGGCGTTGACCGTCGCATCGTAAACATAGTCGGCGGGGCCAACGCCGATTGTGGAATAGCCCGAAGTGCGGACCATGTTGACAATCGCCGGGATCGTTGCGGTCCCAGCGCCAGAGAACAGTCCGATTCCGAACGCGCCGAGTTGCCCAACGACCGCGCGAACGTATTTCTCGATAGCCGTCTTTTGCTGGGTCGTTAGGTCTGGGGACGCCAGCTTGACGAGATCGGCCACTACCGATCCGTGTTGATATTATAGATGCGGATGTTCACCAGATCGTCCGTCCTGAGCGGGCGGATGCGGCGCAGCTTGCTTTCCCTGCGGACGCGGCGCAGCGCATCGGCTTCGTCGCGGGTCGCGGCGGCTTCCCCGGTGTCATCGCGGAGCGGGAAGCGGCAGAGGATGATCTTCACCCTCGCTGCAACAAGATCGTAGAGCGCCTGCGTTGCGAAGCTCACGCTATCGGCGTCGGCAATGCCCTGGACCGAAAGCGAATAGGACGCGTCCGGCTGCGGCCAGAGGTAAAGGCTGTCCCCGTCCATCGCCCAGCGGCTCGGGACGCCCGTTTCCGTCAGCGGTTCGAGGTTTTCCAGCTCGTCGTGAATGAGTGGTTCTTCGAGGTATGAAACTTGCGTGGCGTAGCGCATCCCGGTTGGGAGCGAAGCCGTGCTCGACCCGCCATTGGTCGTCACATTGCCGGAGAGATTGTTGTCCCAGCGCAGCTCGTCGGCATACATTTCAATCGCGGTGTCGATTGCCCTCGAAAGAGCGCCTTCCGCTTCGCCGCCGGAACCCATGTCGTCGCGGGTCAGCTCGTCGGCAATGCGTGTTTTCAGATCCGCGACTGTCGCCATGCCGTCCCCCGCGCAAAAAGAAGGGGAGAGGCGGTTAGGCCCCTCCCCAACTCATCAGTTGTTGTGCAGACGATGCGCCAACTGAGGGCGGATCGTCTTGTAGCCGTAGAGGATATCGAGACGGCAAGGGAACTTGTCGTTGTTGATGTCATACTGGCGCACAAGGCGGATCGAAAGGCCGTCTTGCTGCTCCCGAGCGCCCATATCGACGCCCTGCGGCATGATAAGGTCGGCGGTAGCGAACGCGAAGGCGTCCTTATTGTAGAGCAGCGAGACGCCAACCGCAGTCGAGGCGGTGCCCGCAATCGTGATCGCGGCGTTGTCCGCCGGACCCGACACGACGTTCTGACCGCCGCCCGAAGTGGTAATCGCCGGACTGATCGAGACGGTGCCCGAACCGCCCGCATAATCCGCCGTAACGACGAACTGATGCAGAGCGCCCGTGTCCGCCTTCGTCTCCGGGTGGCAGCGGTTGACGCCGGCAATGGTGATAACGTCACCCTGCTTGAGCGTTCCGGTGCCGGTGTCCACAATCAGGCTGGTGCCCGTCTGTGAAGCGCCGTTGACGAGGTAGCCGGTGTTGCCAGCGCCACGCGTATGGGACGGCATGAGCGTGTTTTCCGCGAAGTCGAACCCGGCAGCGCGGCCAACATAGCCTTCCTTATACTGGTTGCCGATTTCGCTCTGCAGGTTGAACAGCGACTTGCCGTCCGTCACGATATCCACCATGTCCTGCGTGTTGCAGAGCGCGGTGCGATCGCTGATCGGCGCGAGCTGGTCGTTGAGCCGCTTGCGTCCGCCAAGAACCTTGGCGAGCGTTGCCGCCGAACCGCCGTTCCATGTGGACGAATAAACGTCCTTATACATGCTGAGCGCGTCCGCCTCGATATTCGCAGCAAGAACCGACATTGCCGGATCGATGATGCGCTTTGAGAAGTCGTCCAGGTTCATCGTTAGGTCCACGGACGTGAAGTTCAAGTCAACACCCTTCTGGGTGGCGACCTGAAGCGAAACGCTGGTTTCCGTGGTGTCCTGCGCCGACAGGGTTGCGCCGGTGCGGACGGTATACTGGTTAGGCAGGCGGATTTTCAGCGTGTCGCCGATCTTCGCGCCGGACTTGGCGAAGCTGTCGTCGTATTGGCGGTTGATCGAGCCAACGAAGTTCAGCTTCTGGTGAAGGACGCGCAGGGCTTCCCGCGTGACCATCGTCATCGTAAGAATTGAGTTCGCCATTGTGGTCTTTCTGGCCCCCGAAGGGGCGCTGAGAACGCAACGTCATCCGACGTGGCATTCGGGGTTGAGGTTAACCCATCTTCCTTTTCTGAAGCTGGGCGGTGCGACGGCGCATCCATTCGTCAACAGACAGGCGGTCATCCAATCCCACCGGCGGCGCGCTGCCCTTTTTGCTTGGCGCGGCGGCGGGCGTGACCTGCTGCTGCTTCTCGATGGTTTTCGCCTTCTTTGCGGCTGCGTCGGCCTCAAACCCGCGTTGAGCATAATACAAGAGCTTCACGGCGCGCGGATCGGTGACTTGATCGAAGTCGTCCTTCGTCAAGCCGAACGTCTTTGCGCCGAAGTCCTGGAGCTTCGCGGATAATGCGGGGGACCAGTCGGGAATGTCTCGCTGAAGCTCGGCAGCGCCTTCCTGCAGCCGCTTGGCAGTTTCCTGCTGCTGTCGCTCAGTGCGCGCTTTCGAGGTCTGTTCGAGATACTGTTGTGCTTGCGTCTTGCCCTGTTGGAGGAGCTGATACTGTGCAAAAGCCTTCTGGGCTTCAAACGGGTCCTGGTCGAACGCCTGCGTCCAGTTCACCTGGGCGAACTGGGCAAGCTGGCGGTCGATGATCGCGATATTGGCCCGTGCGGTCAGCTCGTCGTTGTCCGCCTTGCTGAGGGTTTCGCGCTCGGCCTCAAAGGCTTTGCGCGCGTCCGCCAGCTCCTGCGTCTTTCGAGTGTAATCCTGCTGCCGTAGGGCTGCGAGACGAAGCTTTTCGGCTTGGCTCTTGGGGAGCTTCAGCTTCAAGTCGTCGTCTAGCTCGATCTCCTCTTCTTCTTCGGCTTCGGGTTGATCCTCAACGGGATTCCCATGCTCGTCGAACTGAGGTTCTGTTTCCTGAACTTCCGTTTCGACTTCCGTTCCCGGATTGGTCGTTTCCAGTTCCATACTTTCCTTCTTGGGATGTGGCGCGTCTCTCGACGGGCCGGTTGTGCCGCTCCTTGACGGTTGGCGGCGGAACTCGGTAATCTGGATCAGTGAACCCGCGTAAAATCCTCGACGAGAGTGACATCATCGTCATTCATCCGTCGGGGCGCGTGTTCACTCTGCGCAAAAAGACGCTGATCGAATTGAATCTGAACCCTCGCGCCATCGTCAATGCAACGCTCGACGAACACGGGGTCATCGACACTGACGGCCTGGAGCCGAAACCCGTCAGCAAGATCGGCAACCGCAGGCAGCCGGAACACGACTTCTTCGAGAAAATGCCTCTATGAATTGACCGAGGGCGCTCGCGTCGGCTGCATCAGCGAATGCGCCGCCGACATCCGCGCCGTCTCGGCCTCGAAGCTCTTGATCTCCAGCTCCCTGGCCTTCAGCGCCTGTTCGCCCGCCTTGTCCTTGAGCGCGGTTTGGAGCTGCGCGACGGTCTGCTGCATCTGCTGAAGCTGCTGCTGGGCCTGTCCAATCGTTTCCTGCGCCTGCTGCTGAACCTGGCCCACCGCCTGCTGCATCTGCTGCTGGATGGCCTGCTGTGCGGCCGGATCGAGCGCCTCCAGCTTCTGCGAAATCTCCTCGCTGTCGGGGAAGTCCATGTTCTTGACCAGAACCGGAACGAGGATCGGCGCGGTCTGCGGGGCCGACTGGATGATCGAGGTAATCGCGTCCTGCATTTCCTCGCGCCGCGTCGTGTAGGACGGGCCGGAGGAAACGGTAAGGTCGTATTTGCCCGCCGTGATGTCGTAGATGACCTGAACGCCAGGATCGGGCTGTGCCGGAACGGGCGCGGGCTGCCCGTCAGGCCCGATCTGCACTACCGGCTGTCCGGTCGGGGCTAGCTGTGCCGTGGCGGGCTGTAGGTCCTCGCCAAGCACTCGGATAACGCGCTCTGTAGAATAGACCTTGGGTATGAGATCCAGGAGGATGCGTCCGCCGTGTCGAATGGCGCGCTGCAAATTGTCGATGAAGTGGAAGGTCGAAACGTCACCCTCGCGCTGGCGAGCGGTGATCGCCACTCCTGAGGTCTCATTGCTCCTTGCCCCCAGCGATGCGTCGTAAATGCCGATGATCGCCTTCATGTCATCGTTGGCGTTCAGCGCTTCCTGAAGGACCGCTTGCGACCCCTGCGGCGGAGGCTGTCGCTGCGGCATTTGCGGGCCGTCGTATTCGAGATACGGGATCGACTGGTCGTTGACGTTATCCCAGTTCTTGTCGCTGTCGAACGCGCCCTTCGGCCCAACGAATGGAGCCTTAGGCTGCAGCGCCAGCAGCTCGATCCCGGTGTTCCGCATGTAGTTATACATGCGCTGCGCGCCCATCGCGGGCTTAATCAGCGAATGAAAATGGCGCTTGCCCTTGTCGTCGGTGATCTCATCGCCGTAAACCGGGACAATCGGGATATACTCGCCCGCCCACTTGACCTCTTTGAGGACCTCCGCGCCGGAAACGATGCGCTGCGTGACCTTGTAGGTCTCGGTTTCCCTCGGCTCGCCAATCGTTGCGACCGGGCCAAGCTCCTTCAGCTCGTCAACGCTGACAATCTCGGGACCGTTCGGACCCTGAACCGCGACGATCTGGCCCTTGACCTTCTCACGCGTCCACCACTCGGCAAGCTGGACCGTATCGCCGTCCACTCCCAAGCCTTCAGGAGACGAGCGGTAATCCGCCTCCCAGTCGATCATGTCGGCGTCGGGATATTCGGCCTTGAACTCATCCTTGGTCAGCGTGAATGTCACCCACGCTTCGTTCCAGTCGCTCGAATCGGCGGCGGTCGAATTGGGATCGCCGAGAACCGTCAGCGGGTTGGTAACGCGCTCGACCACGATGTCCTGATCGAACGTGTCGTTGCAGGCATAGCGCGTGTTGATGCGCCAGTAACCGATGCCCCGGTCAACCGCGCACTCGATCGCCGTGTCATAAGCAACGTCTGCGTCGGAAGTGACCTCGATATTGCGGATCAGCCCCTGGATGATGTCGGCGACACGCGGATCGGCCCCACTGTCCTGCGGGTGAACCTTGATCGCGGGCTTGTTCTGCCGCGCGTCGTTGACCACCTGCCGGATGAAGCTCGGCATTTTGTTGAAGGTCTCGCACGGACGGCCTTCGCGCTCGCGCTGGAGCTTGACCTTTTCCGGCCATTGCTCCTCGAGGCGGGCGAAGCGAAGCGACTCCTTGGCGGCGTCGAAATTGTCCTTCCAGTGCTCCTGTGCTTTCTCGAAGCTCTTGTGCGCCTGGGCGAGAATGTCGTCAGCCAACAACCTTCTCCTTCACCCGCTTGTCAGGATGGATCGAACCGCCGCGAGCGAAATTGGCCCAGAGGAACCGCGCATAATCCAGCGCGAAGTCGTAGCCCGTGCGCTGGTATTGGCCGCACAAGTCCGCGATTTTCGCTTCCACCTTGGCATCAAACTCGGCCTCGACTGCGGCGCGGGTTTCGGCCC